TCAATTGCACCAGCATTGCAGGTTCTATTGCCCCACAGAAAGCCTTGGCTGGTTATCCACCCGTTGCAGGAGGGTTTGAACCCGACCTTACGATTAATCGCAACCGCGCCGCTTGGACTCCTAAAGTTGCTGGTTCCGGCATCGTTAACAATTGTCAGTTCATCGGCTTCCTGCCCAATCAAGACACTACTGATACGAGCGTTAACATCAAGGCTGGCATTAGGTCGTACTACAAGCCGCAGAACACCCTGCGCGTACTGACCTACTACTCTAGTGTAGATACGGCGTTGGAATTGTCATCGTATGTCGGTTGGGTCACTAACGGCACGAAGTTTGCCCTACCTGCTGAATACAAGAAACTAGGCAAGCCGCAGAACCAAGGAGGCTACGCTGGCGGCATGAACTATTCGGTCACTTGGCTTGCCAGTATTAAGCCGAACTTCTTGGTGACCAATTGCTCGGTAGAATTGTATGGCACCATCTACAAGGTTACCGCCGATTTAACCGTGTCCGGACTTGGAGGTTGGGATACTGATGTCTACCCCGTAATCGCCGCCGAATAGTGAAATCAATCTCTGGTTTCAATTCATCGGGGTATGGTTCATTTGGTGAAGGCGATATGCTTTCAGCCAGCGCGCTCAACCGCATGGGTGCTGGCATTGACAAGAACCGTACAATGTTCTCTCAAGGCATTGAGTTTCGTTCATCTATTGGAGGGGTTGCTTTTAACGCTCCGCAGGAGGTAGTATTCAACTCCATCTCTACCCCGTTTACTGTTTTCCTAGATACGGTCGAAGGTGTGACGGTGATCCGTGTAGTGCCAGGCATGGTCAACAATGTCATCCCGTTCATCAATGGTACGCTGATGAATGACCCAACCTACACTCCGCTTACCGCCCCAACTTCGGTTGGCACTTATGTTGTAGCCATTATGTGCAACGCCGATGCCGCGCCAGCACCCTTCCCCAAGTCTAACTCCGAGATTATCGTAGACACTTACCCCACCACGGACACGGATACCGAGGGATACATCGCTTTGGCGATTGTAACCGCTACTGCCAAGATTGGTGGCGGGGTGAACTTGGCTGTTAACCAATCGGTCAGCGGAAGTCTGTGGGCCGAGCGTCACAAATACACGGAGCCGGACTCGGCCTCCTACTTCTTCTACCGGGTATGATCGAGACGACCCGCCCGATGAGCAAGGGTAGGGCACCCGTTCAAGTTGGTGTGGTTTCCGTCACGACTGACAGTTATTTCAGCCCAGCCACCAATAGGGAGGTTTCGTTCCCTAACTACCCTCTGGAAGCCAAGGGGTACATTGCGGATGGGTATGGCCTAGACACGATTGATACCAGCGGTAGCCCTTGGGGTGGAAATGTTTTTATTCAACCAAACGGATACACCGAACGCCAAGAAATCATCGGTTCGGATGAGTTCAATTATCGAACACCGAAGTTTCAGATAGGGGTTATTGAGGATGATGTAATCAATAAACAATGGCGCGGGGTTGAGATGACCCTAACGGCCCAGATGGTCACAACGGTCTATTCTTATGTTGAACCTGGCCCTCCTGTCATCATCTCGATTACCAATACTCCCCAGACCTTCACCTACACATTCACATCGGCTGATGATCCTATGGTTGGGGGCACTTACTACATCGCTCCTAACCAGACCCTTAACCCGGACTACCTCGGTACGGAATACCTGTTCTCAAGCATTGTGTATTCCAGCACAGTCTACCCAATTGCCTACATTACTACGGACACTTCACCCACTAATCTACAATGGGTGATGACTAGTACTATCCCCCCTTAATAGGGTTACAGGCGGGTTGACACTCGGCTAATTCCAAAGCCCTATGGCAACGCCGACCTTTAGTTTCACCAAGGGGTCTACCCTTTCGATTGGGGGGGTCTATACCCAGTCAAGCCCCGCCGCGCCTGTCAACCTGGACGGCATCGACCTGTATGCCACCATCCGTGACTCCCGTGGCAACGACTACCCCCTCACGGTTACCACGGTCAGTTCTACGGAGTTTACGCTTTTTTACGCTAACACGGAGGACTGGCATTGGGGCATGGGCTTTATGGATATGCTGTTCGTCAGCAACGGGGTAGCCATCTACTCCGAGACTATCAATGTCATCATCCTTAACAATGTGACCAAGAACATCTACACCTAATGGCGATCACCCTTACCATTCTGGAGTCGGCTAACATTGCCGTTAACCCCGTGGTTCCTGCCACGGTTACCATCGACCCCGCGCTGGCTGTCGTAGCGGCTACGGTTGAGGTCGGCACCACGACCACGGGCGAGCCGGGTACGGAGGCAGAGGTGGTCAATTCTGGTACGGCTGTAAACGCCGTGTTCGACTTCACCATCCCGCGCGGCATCCAAGGCATCCAAGGCATCCAAGGAACCCAAGGCATCCAAGGGGTTCCGGGCCAGAAGGGGGATACCGGGAATACGGGTGCGGCGGCTACGGCTACGGCTGGCTCTACTACGACTGGTGACGCAGGATCATCTGCCATTGTCACCAATGTCGGCACGACCTCTGCGGCTGTATTCGACTTCACCATTCCCCGTGGCGATAAGGGTGAAAAGGGTGATAAGGGAAGTAGCGGTGATAATGCTACTGCCACGGCTGGAACGACCACGACTGGTGACCCTGGCTCGTCCGCTGTCGTCACCAACTCTGGTTCACCCATTAATGCCATCTTTGACTTCACCATCCCGCGCGGTGACAAGGGTGACAAAGGTGATACCGGGGATACTGGCATTGTAACTGCTGATGCTCCTTTGTCGTATGACTCTGGCACCAAGACGGTCAGCATCGACTTGACTGGGTATCTGCCGAAGTCTGGCGGAGCGATGGATGCCAACGCCGAGGTGACGATTGCTGACACGACCAGCGGTCACGACTCTCTACTGGCTGGATGGGGTCTTGGGGTCGAACTTACTGCTGATACCACCAAGGGTGCCACGGTAGAGTTCAATGGTCTTGATGTCTATGATGGCAGTAGCCATATGCGTGTCGGGGCGACTGGGATTACCTTCCCTGATTTCACCTACCAATCTACCGCTTATACTGGGGGTTCCGTTCCTGCTGGTGGTACCGTAGGTCAGTCTCTATTAAAGGTTAGTTCAACCTCTTTTGACTTAACTTGGGGTACGCCCAATCTGGCCTACCACGCAGAGACCACCCAAGCCACCGTCCGTAATGCCACCGGGTCTACGCTGACCGCTGGTAAAATCATCTACATCTCTGGTGCTATCGGCAATGTTCCTAGCGTATCACTATCACAGGCTAACTCGGAAGCCAACAGCGCGGGCACTTATGCGATGGTCGAGACCGCTATCCCGAACAACACCAATGCCTCTGTAATCACTAGCGGAACGGTCAGCGGACTTGATACCTCGGCCCTTTCGGATGGCGACAAACTTTACCTTTCCCCGACTGTCGCTGGCGGCTGGACTACCACCAAGCCTTCGGCCCCTAACCACCTAGTCTACATCGGGACGGTCACCCGGGCGCATCCGACCCTTGGCACTATTCAGTTGCGTATCCAGAACGGCTACGAGTTGGACGAACTGCATGATGTGGCTATCGCCAGCAAGACTAACAACGATCTGCTGGCCTATGAGTCATCGACGGACCTCTGGAAGAACAAGTCCTTCTCGACTCTTGGCCTGCTAACCTCCGCTACCGCCGCCTCGACTTACGCTGTGACGGCGCGCGGCCTTCCTACGGGCGGTACGACCGGGCAAGTGCTATCGAAGATTGATGGCACCGATTACAATGTCCAATGGGCAACCTCTGGTGGCGGTGGCGGTTCTGGAGGTACTAACATTCAGACCTTTGGTTCAGCATCCAGTAGCGGAACATTTACTTGGACAAAGCCTGCTGGAGCCAAGTTAGTGATGGTTTATCTTTGTGGAGGCGGCGGCGGAGGCGGTTCTGGTTATCGTGGGGCTACAACCGTAGCGCGCTTTGGCGGAGGTAGTGCAAGCGGTTCTGCTATTTACTTTGGTGTAATCAACGCCGATGTGCTTACACCTACTGTCACCGTTACAATTGGAGCAGGTGGCACAGGCGGTGCCGCCCAAACCGTTGACTCGTCTAATGGAAATAATGGAACCACCGGAGGTAACACAACTTTTGGGACTTACTTGGACGCTCGAGGCGGCTTTCTTGGTGGCGGAGCAACAACGGTAGCAGGGACTGCTGGAACGCCTAGAGGAACTACTGTTTTTATTAGCGCGGCAAATCTTGGTGGTGGTTCCGCTGGTGCCCAGACTTCAGGCAATTTAGGGTCTGGCGCTAGTGGTTATAAAATGGCTCCCTGTGGCGGTGGTAGTGGTGCTGGTGCTGGTATCGCTGTTACGACAAATGTGCCAGGTGGAGCAGGTGGAGGTTATACTATTGGCGCTTCCACATCAGGCTTTTCGGTAGCAATTGCTGGAGGTGCGGGTGGAACTAACGCAGGGGTTGCGGCCACCGCTGGTACGAGCAACACCACTAACGACCTTCAAGGCGGAACCGGGGGCGGCGGTGGTTATTATATTAACAATGCAATTGGGGGAACTGGCGGTGCTGGCGGGTGGCCAGGTGGTGGCGGTGGTGGTGGCGGTGCCTCAAACAACGGTTATAACTCTGGGGCAGGAGGCGCGGGTGCTAATGGATTTGCATATATTATTACCTTCTTTTAATTTATGATTTACACAGACAAAAACGGAAAAACTTGGACGCGATCTGAAGATCGCTTGACTATCATCTGCGATGATGGACGCATCGTTTATGGTAATGCCGAGATGTCAGACGAGTATCTCGTCAGCGTTGCCTATCAATCCGAAGTAAATGAAAAGTCCGATGCCGAACGCATCGCTGAACTTGAAGCCAAACTCGCCGCGCTTATCGCCAAACTCTCCTAATGATCTACATCATCGCAATCTGTCTCTCTTTCCTCGCCGGGTTTGCCTGCGGCTCCCTGTTCTATCGGAACAACGCCGTCAAACTCCAGTCCAAGGAAGCCGAAGGCAAGAAGTTGCTGGACGCGCTCAAGGGCAAGTAGACCAAATTAAGATGCGTCTGATTTTGGTAATCTGCTTATTCGGCATTACGGCCTGTCAGACCGCACCCGATACCCTAGGGACTGGCACCCCGACCGCCGAACTCGGCACCCTCGGCAACCAAATCGACAAGAGCGACCAGCGCGTAGCCGCCAGCATCGCCGTGGCCTCCGAGAACTCGGACAAGCCCACCATCGTCAAAGCCGAACTCGGGGTAGCCGCCGCCTACCTCCCCAAGCCCGATCAGACCCACATCGACTATGTGCGTAGCCGGGTCGCTCGGTCTGACCCCGCCGAATACAAGCGCGCCGAGGATGCGGGTCGCAAACTCCTAGCCGTCATCGACTCCAACTGGGCGAAGGCTGAAGTCGAAGCCAAGGCTAACAAAGCCGCCATCGACAACGCCAACAAACAGATCACTTGCCTCAAGGCCGACATCGCCCAGGCGAAGAAGGACATTGTGACTTGGACCTGTGCGGGCATCGGTGCCTGCCTCGCCCTAGCCGCCGTAGCCCTCTTTTGGCTCCGGCAGGTCTTGGGGGGTGTTGCCGCCGCCGCTGGGTCGGCTTGCCTGCTGGCTTACCCCTCCCTAGTTGAAACCCCGTGGTTCCTACCCTCCCTTGCCTCTCTGGGCGGGGTTTGCGTTGTGATGGGGGGTTGGTATGCCTTTAAGTCTGCAACGACCCCTACGACCCCCTCTGACAACCCTTCCGATGCCAAAGACCCGCTTCGTTAAGGTTATTTTCGAGGAACTAGGGGATAACCCCCCCACGACCCGCAATTCGACCAACTTTGGGGAGTTGGACATCAAGACGGGGGTGGTCAGCGTCGACCCCCGCCAGCCAGAGGATGAAATGATTGATACGATGGTACATGAGTTTCTCCATGTGGCCTGCCCAAGTATGCCCGAGAACGATGTAGCCCGCGCCGCCACCCTTATCGCTGACAACCTCTGGAAGCAGGGGTACCGCCGCAAATGAGTCCCCCCCCTCCCGCAACGCTCGGCCCGGACGACATCAGCCCCGAGGTCAAGCAGGCTGGCATCGCTGGACTCCTCGGCATGATGGGCATGGCGGTGAAGATCATCCTCACGGACGAGAAACTGAAGGTCGGCAAGGTTATGGCTCACCTCTTTGCGGCGATGGCGGTCGCAGTCCTGTCGGGCTTCGCGCTGGAAGAATACATCCAGAATAAGAAAATGCTGTGGGCCTTGAACGGACTGTCGGGGTACATGGCCTTGCAGATTGTCGCCTGGGCGGAGTCTGCCGTCAAAGCGCGGCTGGCTGGCGAACTGAAAAAGGTCGAGAAATCGGCTGGGATTAACACTAACAAATCTAATGGAAAACGACCCACTAAAAAGAAGCGTTGATACCAACCTCCTTTGGGCGGTTACCATCCTAACGGTTGCCGCCGGGTTGTCGGCCTTCGGGTCGGCTTGGATTTGCGAGATGGTGCTGTCGGCCTTTGGCAACTCCAAGACGATGGCTCTGATCATCGTGGACGGCGGGAAGCAGTTGAAGTCGGATGATGCCAACCTAGAGCGTCAGTTATCGACCGCTACCATCGCCCTCCAGACCATCCGTGACCTAGGCTGGGCTTTGACCATCGGGTGCTTCGGGGTGCTGGGGGCGGTGCTGGTGCGTATCTTCAAGAGCAAGGGCGAATAAGCCAGTCGGCATATCGACAGGCATATGTCGATTACTCCGCTTTGGTGCCTTGGTAGAACAGCGCGGGGCCAATCTTCTTTGGCTTGAGGATGCCGTTGGTCACCATCGCCTTGATGAGAGCCTCCGCTTGGTCCAGTTGTAGGGTGAACTCCCTAGTCAGTTCGTCCAGCAAAGCCTTCCGGCTAATGGTCGGCTTGGACGAGAAGTGCTGATACTGCTGACCGACCTTGAGCAGTTCAAAGCCCTCGACCATCGGGGCTACCTCCCACAGCACCTTGTGATCGGCGTGTTTCAACTTGATGGACAGGGTGGGCTTGCCGTCCACCGTCCGCATCCCCGCCAACTTGCCGCGCTTGGTCAAGTTGAACGAGAAGATGGGCTTGTCCTTGGATTCGCGCCGGACGCTGATGATGGCCCTCGCCCAGTTCACAAGTTCGGAACTCCCGAGGCCGCTGTATGCCATGTCGGAAATCGTCTGCTCATCGGTCGTTTCCTTGGGCTTCGGCTTACCTTCGTGGTGGATGAACACCATGATGCACCCGGTCTCCTGGAGGACGGGCTGGACGAGGTTACGCAGAAAGTGGGAGCAGACATCCTGCTTGGATAGGTCGCCCCCCACATACGAGAGCAACGGGTCCGCCACCAGCACATCAAGTTTGAGCCGCACGATGATCTTGCGGCACAGGTCCACGAAGTCCTTGCCCGTCTTGCTGGCCTCGGTGAAGAACCGCAGGTTCTCCCGGCACAGCGCGCGCTCCGCCCCCGTCAGCATCATCCCAGATGACACGCCTTGAAATGCTTCCGCAAGGTCGCCCATATCGCACTCCGCTTGGACCACGCCGATGCGGAGAGGTCGGATGACAGGGATGCCGAACAACTCCCGTCCGACCGCCCACGAAGTTGCCATCTGCATGACGAACGATGACTTTCCAATTCCAGACTGGCCCGTGACAAGAAGGCTTCCACCTCGGCAAAGGTACCGACCATGACCAATGACATGGTTCGGGTCGTTCTTCGTGTCGTAGTTCTCAAGCGTGTCGGTGCGGATTTCATCGGGAGCATCCTGCCCTTCCCGCCAAGCGATGAACCCATCCCAGTCCTCGGCTCCGACATTGAAGGCGATGATGCGTTGCTCTTTCTCGCCGCGCTTGACCCCGCCAAGGCGGGACCATCGGGACGGGTTCTTGTTCTGCGGGTCGGGTTCATGGTCGGCTAGGTATTCGTAAATGGCGGTACGGCGTTCTTCCCATTGAGGCTTGTCGGTCGCATCGACCCTAATCCAAGCGTGGATGCTCTTGCCGCCGGAGTCCACTAGCAGGCTGATGGGCAGGTTGGACTGGTGAAAAATGGCGATCTGCTCGTCCTTGGACTTCTTATCGAACTCGACCAGCACATGGCGATAGGAGGCCACGGCGGAGTCCGTCCCGCTGAAGTCATCCTTGGTGAACGGGTTGATGCGTATCCACGCACCTTGCTCGGACTCGGCGAAGTGCTTGCCCTGCTTGGCACCCGGGCCAAAGAACTTGGTCAGCCACTCGGCGCGCGTGATGAAGATGCCCTTGGATGCCGGGAAGTAGCGACCATCCTCGGACTGCCCAGCCTCGTTGGTGATGCAGATCACATCCTCGTCCTTGAAGCAGTTCAGCAGGACATCGGCGGTAGAGTACGGGGTCTGGGCATCGACCATCCCAGCGATCACCGTGGGGTCGAATACGAAGCGACCGTTGGCCCCGACCTTGCGTTCCTTCCCGGCGGTGAGCCAGCCCTTCGGCTTCTCATGCGGCTTGACGAAGGCATCGTTCAACTTGTGGCGAAGTTCCTTCTCGCCCCACGGCGGGGAGCAATGGGACTTGTTCCATTCGTTCAGAAGCGTCCAGGCTTCATCGTAGCCAAGGTCGAACCCGTTGGCTAGGATGCTGGCGGCGCGGTAGGTGGCGGGATGGCCTCCGGCACCAGAGTTGGCGGG